AAGTTGTGATGCACTACAACTTCTATTGCTGTTTCATTATTAAAATCATCTTCAGGATCATAATATGCCATAACATAAAAATGATCGTGATCTAATGTCTTGTCCTTCTTAGTTTTAATGGCAAGATCTATGTCGTTGTTTTTAAATTCTTTTTTAGTAGCAAATACTAACTTGCGAAAGCTAGTTGACGGATGACTCTTTCGAACGTTTTGACATACATTATTAACACGTTCGATAATTGAGTTCATGTTACATCCTGTAAATGATACGACCTTTAGTTAGATCGTATGGACTCATTTCTAGTTTAACTTTATCACCCATGATAACTTTAATTTTGTGTTGCTTGAGTTTACCGCCCATGTAACACAATACTTCATGTTCCATATTGTCTACTCTAACTCGAAATGTAGAGTTAGGTAACACCTCTTCTACTTTGCCTGTGATTTCTAATAGTTCTTCTTTAGCCATTTTTTGAAATTGATATTGCTCCGTCTACTACAGACACTGTTAACGTGTCTCCTTCTTTCCAGCCTGTTTGCTCCAACACTTCGGGAGGAAATTTTAGAATAACATTGTCAGGATCTCCCGGAATGTCTTCAAAAATATCTTCAGCCTTAAATGTTAATACTGTCATTATATATCCTTAGTGTCATCGTATTTAACCACTAACCAACCTAACCGGTGTAAATCACTTTCAATTTCCTCAGTTACTACACTTTCGGAAACATAACCAGTTCTAGCTTTCCATTGCTTGTCAGTTTCTTCACTAGTATAATCAGCAATTTGGCCGCCGATTCCACTACAGTACCAATCAATGTAGTCGCCTTCTTGTCGCATGTCTGCAATTATACCGCCAGCTGATCTCCAACTGCAACTCCATTTCTCTTCTTTTAAAATGGACCACATTTCACGTTTGATAAAATCGTTGTTGCACATTGCCGCATATAAATTCTGTGCATAAGATTCGCTAGCTCGAACTTTCTCTAGTATCCAATCAGTAGTCACTAGATCGTATTCCATATTATTTTTCATAGATTCAGGAGTTTGCCATTTTTTATCAGCATCTTCGACAATCTTTTGAAACATATCTAAGTAATCTTGATTAGGCTCTTCGCCATTTTCTTCCATGCGTTTTAGATAACCTTCCTTTTGAAAGGTGTGTCGTTCAGGGCTTTTGCTTGGTTTCATACTTTGTTGAATTGTTTTATAAACCTGTTAAATATAATCAATGAACTTTACAGAAATACCATTTGAAAAAATTGTGCGTTTTGGACAACGAACAATGTTGACTCGCCCGTTGTTTTCCACAAGCTGGATACTAGGACGTTTTTGCAATTACAAATGTAGTTATTGTTGGCCTTATGCACGTAGCGATCAACTTGATTATCAAAGTTTAGACGTATATAAGTGTACAGTAGATCAAATAAAAAGTCAAGCTCGTTTGAACGGATTTACCGAATTTCATTGGAGTTTCAGTGGAGGAGAACCTACTGCTTACAAAGGGCTATTAGAACTAACCAAATATTTAGATGATGGTGTGCAGACTCCTTATCAAAGTGTACACATGACTACCAATCTATCACCTGGATTAGAATGGTGGAAACGTTGGTCTAATGCTACTTCTATGTTAGCTAGACGCAGTATTACAGCAAGCCATCACGCAGAGTTTGCTAAAGAACAAGAGTTTGGTGATAAGATTTTACATCTAACAGACGAAAATGTTTTTGTCACTATCAATCAAGTAATGGTACCTGAGTTATTTTTTCAACTGTACGAAAAACTAGAACGCTTTCATCGAAGAGGAATAAACGTAACGTTGAAGCCGCAAAGCGATCCTACAGCTAGTCGTATAGTTGATGGGTACACTGACGAAATGACGCAGTTGATGCGTACAGGTTTCCCGCAACAGTCACAAGGTGAAGATATATATCAAATATCACTGTTTGATAAAAGTAATGAAGAATACCTATTTGATCAAGCTGAGAGATTCAACGCATTTGGATTTAATAAGTTTAAGGACTGGTCTTGCAATAGCGGATATCAAAGTGTTATTATAAGAAGTAACGAAGTTAAAAGAAGTTATAGTTGTCATGACGGAGCATTAGGAACGTTAACAGAAGGGTTTAATCTTTTTAAATCTCCTAAGGTTTGTATAACTCCTACTTGTGTAAGTTCTGCAGACAGTAAAATACCAAAAATAAAAAATGAATATTGACACAGAACATTTACATCATTGGATGCAGGCTATTAGGCAAAGTCCTGATCCTATGCGTACAATGGACGCCTTTTGGAGTGGACAGCTTCGCAGCAAAGAATGGCTTATAGATTGTTTAGATGAGCATGTACACCACAGTTCTAGTATAGACATTCACGGAGGATGGGTAGGTGTACTGGCTAGTATGATTTTTCAAAGCAACATACCTGTTACTACTATTAGAAGTATAGACATTGATTCGTCGTGTGAATCTATTGCCAACATGATGAACAGACAAGAATATTTGAATAATAAATTTAGAGCTGTAACTGCTAACATGTGTGAGATTCGTAGCGACGCTGATATTTCTATTAACACTAGTTTTGAACACATATCTCAAGACGATTATGATTTATGGTTAAGCGGATTGAAGCACAACAGTTTAATAGTACTGCAAACAAATAATTACAAAATACCTGACCATATTAGAATTTCTAAAAATTTAGAAGAATTTAAAGAACAAGCAGGTTTAGAAAAAGTTTTATATTCTGGAGAATTAGAGTTACCTTTATATAAAAGATTTATGATTATAGGATATAAGAATGTTTAAATTTTCAGAACTACACGCAGTTCATTTAGAAATTACTAATAATTGTCAAGCAAAATGTCCTATGTGTTCTAGGAACTACAGGGGAGGATTAGAAAATCCGTACATCAAAGTTAATGAATGGTCACTTGAAGATTTTTCTACAATCTTCAATCAAGAAGTATTAGATCAATTAAAGAGTATTTTCTTTTGCGGAAATTTTGGAGATCCTATTATCAACAACGACCTAGCAGAAATGTGTGGGTACGCTACTAACGGAAATCCAAATTTACAAATAAGAATACATACTAACGGCGGAGCACGATCTAAAGAATGGTGGAGGTCATTGCCCGCAAAACTTCCTAGAAATCATTTTGTTATATTTGGGATTGATGGACTAGAAGATACTCATCACATTTACAGAGTTGGTACTAAGTATCAACAGGTTATCGATAATGCCAAAGCATTTATAGATGCCGGAGGGATTGCAGAATGGGTCTTTATTAAATTCAAACATAACGAACACCAAGTAGAAGAAGCAAGGAAAAGAGCTAAAGAATTAGGATTCAAACTATTTACAGTTAAAAACAGTACTAGATTTTTAGAAGAAAAATTTAAAGTCCTTGATAAAAATGGAAACACTGATTATTACTTAGAACCTCCTACAAACAATCAAGTGACTTTAATTTCACCTGATATGATTAAAAATTATAAGGTATGGGTTGATGATTCTAACATTGAATGTTACGTTCAACAAAATAGAGAAATATACATAGACGCATACAAAAATTTATTTCCCTGCTGTTTCCTTGCATCTACTCCTTATAATTATACAGAAGAAAATGACTTTACGTTCCCTGTAAGACAAGAAGTAAAAAAACAGTATTCTAAATTAGTAGAATCGCTAGGCGGAATAGAAAATCTAAGTGCCACAAAGGTAGGTGTAAAAAATATACTAGAATCTAATTCTTGGCAAACTGTTTGGGATTATTACTGGAATGAATATAAACTAATTGTTTGTGCTAGAACTTGCGGAGTTAGTGCAAGCAAACCAATTTCAAAACCTAAAGATCAGTTCGTAGAAAGATCTAACCTTAAGGAAGAATGATATCTCTAGAGTGAAGACTTAATAAATGATTTCTATTCCAGTCTAACACACTGTACATTTCTTTATAAAGACAGTGTAATTGATCGTTAGACAGGCTGTTAATGTAATCAATAAGTTTAAAAATCTTTAATAATCTTTCTGCATGATCAGATTCTTCATCGTAAGACTCGTCCCACCATTTATCAAAAGTTTTAAACCCTAGTTCTTTCAAATACTGTAAAGTAAATGGGGCACCTATCATTATAAAAGGTGTTAGTGTAACCATAGAGTTAAATGTTTTTTCAGTAATTGTAGCAGTAGGTTGAAAAAATACTGATTCAGTAACTATTGCTGCAAACGAATCTTCAAAACTTTTTAAAAAGTTTTCTAAATTTCCATCCCAAGTCCACGGAAAGTTTGCAATTTTAGGAAATTTATAATTTTCAATTACAATTTTATCAATCTTATTATCAATGAAAAAATCTGTTTGATTTAAAATTTTATTTCCTTCTTTTAGATAGTACCAAGGTAAAGTTTTAAGCCAAGTGATATCTTCGCATATATTGTTACAGGAAAACGGCCAACTGTACTTCCCTGGCTTATCAGCTAGATAACACATTAGTAAGTGTCTATGATTAGTAAATCTATTTGCAGAACACCAAAACTTATATTTGATTTCATTTTTGGGCTTAAACAATTCTGCGTTATACTTATAACCAATTGATTCGGTTTGATTTTGAAAATCTAAACACTGTAATGTTAAATTAGGATAATTTTGAAAAATATATTTTGTTGTATTGTATTCACAACAATGAACAGTTATGCTAATTTCTTCTTCTCTAGCAAACTTATCTGCAACATCTAACACAGGAGTTCGCAATTCTGTATGAAGCTGGTCGTTGTATTCTAGTTCATTGTATTCTTTTACAGTTTTATCAGTATCTGAATAATATCTAAACCATTCAAACAAATATATTTCTATCCCAGTTTCTTTAAGTAAATGTTTGTTTAAATTGTGTTTAATGTTGTCTAAAGAAAATTCTTTTCCTTGTCCTATATAAACAATTGAAGGAACTTTAGTTCTTCCCAAAGCGGTAGATTCAATTATTTCATTGTCTAGTACAATAGTAGAAGATAACTCAAAAGGAAAGTTATGATAATAAATGTTTTCCCGCATATCAATGACTTCTAAATAAATCTAATGTGACACAATGGAACCCGCCTCCTAGTGTACGTTGTTGTCTTGCTGGCAGCATTGCACATTCTATTTTGTGCTTCTCTAATTCTTTTCTAAGTTCGTGTTGATGATCTGGTATTGCCGCTAGATTAGGATTGACAGAAAAGATATTCATAGCAACCCATTTGCTACTGTTACAATAGCCAGGGTAGTGTGCGACTTCGCCAGGGTCAGGTGCCCATACAACATCCCAATTTTGCAACGGCTTTGGTAATTGTTCGACACTTTTTATCCTGCTGGGATTTAACAGCATTAATCCTTCTCTTAGTAATGTAATAGTACTGTCAATGTGCATGTAACTATAGACACCTTCTAGTGTCCATACACGCTTGTTACCTACTAGATTTTGTAGATATTCTGCACCTTTTTTATTTCCGCTGTTGCTGACAAGATATATTAAGTCATCATTTACTTTTAAAACATTTGCAGCATCAAAACAAGGTTGTGTTTCATTTAATGCAAGAGTGTCTTTATCTCCTAAGCAATTTAGGTTGTATAATTCTTTATTGTAATTAATAGGTGCTTCAATATATTTTGCACCTAATCGCTCTAAAGGTTCAAAATGTTCATGCATAGCAAGATATTCTTTATGTCTTGCACGTAAAGGTTGCGGCGTTGCTAAAATTGTATCGTTATATACTATGACGCTGTCTCTAGGACAATAATTGTAATAATTAGGTAACGGAGTGCGTTTTGGTCTTAATACTTCTACACTTTCTCCCTTAAGAAAGTTGCAAAATGTTTCTAAGTCTTC